TGCTGACCGAGGCCTACAAAATCAAGCGCCACCTCATGAAAACGTTGCATGGCATCGACATCCTGGAGACGTCATGAGCGTGGACGTGTTCAAGCCCGGCAAGTCGAAGGTCTGGCATTACCGGTTCCAGGTGGGCGGCGTGCGTGTGCAGCGGAGCACGAAGTTGCGGGAGAAGGGCGCGGCCGAGAAGGTGGCCGAGCGGGCCTACTCGAACGCCGTCGAGCGCGCCAACGGCGGCAAGGTGATTCCGACGCTGGGTGAACTCTTCGACGAGTGGGAGCAAGTGCGCGCCCCGGTGGCCAGCGCGGCACACCGCAAGGCGGTGGATGTAGTGCGGCGTCTGCACATGTACGACCTGGCCGACCTGCCGCTAAGCGCGCTTACCACCATCAGGATGGAGCGAGCCCGGAATCTGCACCTGCAGGATCACAAGCCCGCATCCGTCAATCATTGGCTGCGGGTTATAAAGTTGATGGTCAACTGGGCGGTGGCGCGTGAGATTTTGCCGCGTCTGCCGTGGAAGTTGGCATTGATGAAAGTCCAGAAGCGACCACGCACCATTCTTCCGTTGGATGTGGCCATGGCGTGGTTCACCGAGGTCGACGCCGCCACTCCGCGTACACCATTTGTGGCCACTGCCATCCGGCTGATGTTTGGCGCCGGCTTGCGCGAAAGCGAGGCGGCCAGTGCGCGATGGGAGTGGCTCGACTGGGAGCGTTGCACCTATACCCCTGGGGTGACCAAGGGTCGCGAAGCAGAACCTATCCCGCTGCCACAGTGGTTGCTCGACCACCTGACGCCGCGGCGCCAGTCAGAGGGCTTGATCGCGCCGCGCGCTGATGGCACACAACTACCGGCTGGGTTCGCGCGAAGCACCATGGTGATCGCGAACATGAAGTGCCGGACCAAGGGCATCACGCCACACCGCCTACGCGGCAGCTTCGCCACACTGCTCTCGGAGAATGGCGCGAACATTCAGACCATCCAGGCGGTGATGCGGCACAAGAGTCACACCACAACTATGACCTATTTGGAAAAGGACATGAGCAGGGTGTCAGCAGCCCAATCGAAAATAGCCGGAAAAATCGGGTTCGCAGGGCGAGAAAATGGCGAGTGACTTCAAAGCGAGCCATATAGATATTGAATCTCCTGATGACTAGTGGTCATCAGTAAAAGACCTGAAAAGCGAACCGCGTCAAGTCGTAGTAGCATCCGGAACACCGATAAAGGGAGCGCCATGGAAGAACTGTTCAAGAACCCGCACGACGCGCTGATGTTCGCGTTCAACTACTCGTCGCAGCAGTACGCACTCTCGCCCATGGCCAAGCTGATGAAGACCGGCATCGGGTCTGGCAAGGGCTTGGTCGCCTTAGACGGCGCAGCGCAGTCGGGCATTATCCTGGCCCGCGTGGAGCAGCTGACGGCGCTGCAGCGCGCGTGCATTGTGGCTCGCTACGCGCCACGCTACGAGGAATGCAAATGCTGCGACAACAAAGAGAAGATGACCGACATTTATCGCGAAGCGATGGCCACGCTGTCCGAGTGGGCCATCGGCCAATACACAGGTATGACGCTGCGGAACATGCGCGTCGCTATCGTGCGGTCATTCTTCGAGCGAGGCGTGTCGGTATTAGATACGGCCAAGAAGTTGAACGTGTCCAAAAATAAGGCATACGACCAAAAGGCGCGCATTCATAAGGCACTGAAGGATTTGGATGGCGCCGCCCAGAGCGCAGCCGCCGGCCTGATCGAAGGAATGTGCTCGGCGCAGGATGAAGATATTTCTTGCCGGGGCAACACGTGTCCTGTATAGTCCCATTTCATATACACGTCATACGTGCGTCAAGCGGTAAGTAACATCAGGTAAAGCCACCCTTACGGTGGCTTTTTTGCATTTCCGCGCCGGTTCCGCGAGGTCGCCATGGCAGAGATTGTAGGATCGCTCAAGCACCTGGTTCGCGACTACATGGACCGCCGCGCCGAGAGTGACGACCCACCGCCCACACGCGATGAGATCCGCCGTCAAATGGGCTGGGACATGATCCCCGAGAACAAGCGGCCCGACCAGGTCGACAAGGATTGACGGTAACGGCGCGCAATCCCGCGCGTTCATCCGCCGTAGGTGCATGCAGGCGCCCAAGTTAAGGCATGCCGGGCTGCGCACGAAACGCGCTCAGAGTCTCCGCCGTCGCTACCAAGCGCCGGCCTTCGCCGCCGGCCGCGCATGCGCCTGGCGGCTTTTTTATTCGAGGTGCCTCATGTCGTTGCTCGCAGTGATGCTGATCCTGTTCGGCGCCGACAAACCCGCGCCGATACCCGCCGCGCCGCGCGCGCCCACCAGCACCTGGCCATACACATGCACCCGCACCACTACCGCGACTTGATCGTGCGCGCCGTGCACGCGGCCGACGGCAAGGTGCTGGAGCAGCTTGTGGTTCAGCTCAGTGACGCCGCGCGGGCCCGCGAGATCTTGCGTGCTAAGGGCTACGGCTTGACCGGCATGTCGGCCAGCGCCACAGCGGCGCAGGTGCCGCTCAATCACAACGGAGAACAAGATGGCTGAGATGAAGCTGAAGATGGAGATCGAAGGATTGGCTGATGCGGAGCAGCGCGTGGCAGCACTGCATGCCCAGTGGTCCGAGATTGCCGTCATGGTGCACGACTACAAGGACGCTGCTGTCCTGTGTGGGCAAGTGGCCAAGTTGAACCTGGCCGCCGGCGATACGCTGGTGGTGATGACGCCCGGCCTGATCAGCGCCGAGCGGCGCGATCGCTTCGTCGCGTACGTCCGCAACGCGGTGGGTAGTGATGGGCCTGTGCTGGTACTGGACGGTGGCGCGACCATTGCGCAGGTCAGCACTGCAGCTCACGATGGCAGCGCGGCCTAAGACCATCTGCCGCAAGGTGGCGTGCGGCGCGCTGGTCGATGAACCAGGCTACTGCGCGAAGCACGCCCAGCAGGCCGTGGGCTGGAACCGTTCGCATGGCGACAAGAGCAGCACCGAGCGTGGGTATGGTGCCGACTGGCGCAAGCGCCGCGCCCGCGTGCTGTCACGCGACTGTGGGCTGTGCAAGATCAAGGGACCAGGCTGCACCATCGTTGCTCGCGAGGTCGACCACAAGGTCAACAAGGAGCGTGCGCGCGCGATGGGATGGACGGACGACCAGATCGAGGACGACGCGAACCTGCAGTCGGCCTGCCCGACCTGCCACGCCGCGAAGACGCAGAAGGAAAGAGGGGGGCGGGTCGAAAGTCTGGGACGCACGAGCCCAGGACCGACTGGGTAACTCTTTTTTTATTTCCACAAAATTCGTGTTTTGGATTTCGGACCATGGGCAGACCTCGCACCCCCTCGAACGTGCTCGACGCGCGCGGCGCCTTTAAGAAAAATCCGAACCGCGCGCGCCCCGACGAGCCAAGTTCTGAAGGTGAGGTCGGCGCCCCGCCCGATTGCTTTACCGCGGATCAGCGCGCAGCCTGGGGAGACTTTACCCGGACTTGCCACGTTGGCGTCCTCGGCGGTGCGGACCGCATCGCGCTGGAAATCGCCGCGGTGCTGCTGGCGGATTTCCGGGTGAACCCAGAATTCCCAGCGGCTAAGCTGGCCCGGCTCGATTCATTGCTGGGCCGGTTCGGCATGACCCCGTCCGACCGGTCGAAGGTGAAGGTACCGAAAAAGGAAGCAGCAAACTCATTCAAAAAGCTTGTGAAGAAGCGAGGCGCTGCGTGATACATGGCAAATCCCCACGTCACAGCTGCGAATCGCTACGCCCGAGAGGTGGTGGCGGGGAAAGTCGATGCGTGTAAATGGGTAAAACTGGCATGCCAGCGGCATTTAAACGACCTTGAGAAGAGCAAAAAGGCCCGTGCCAAGTACAAATTCGACGTGGCTGACGCCCAGTCCGTGTGCGAATTCATTGAGCTGCTGCCCCATACCAAAGGGAAATGGGCCCAGAAAAAGGAGTTAATCGTTCTGCGGCCGTGGCAAGCATTCATTTTCTGCGTGCTATTCGGCTGGAAGCACAGGAAAAATGGCCGCCGCCGCTACCGCAAGGCCTACATCGCCGTGCCCAGGAAGAACGGCAAGTCGATTATCGCGGCCGGCATCGGCCTCTACATGTTCGCTGCGGATGGCGAGTTCGGCGCCGAGGTCTACTCCGGCGCGACTACGGAAAAGCAAGCCTGGGAGGTGTTCCGGCCGGCGCGCCAGATGCTCGAGCGCACGCCGGAGCTGCGCGAGTTGATCGGCGCGGAAGTGTGGGCCAAGGCCTTAGTGACGCCGGAGGATGGCTCCCGATTCGAGCCTGTCATCGGCAAACCTGGCGACGGCTCGTCACCTTCCTGCGCGATCGTAGATGAATACCACGAGCACGACACCAGCGACCTGGTCGACACCATGGAAACCGGCATGGGCGCACGCGATCAGCCGCTGCTGCTGGAGATCACGACGTCCGGATTCAACATCGCGGGCCCGTGTTTCGACCAGGAGAGCGACGCCAAACGCATGCTGGAAGGCGTGCTCGATGACGAAGAGCTGTTCGCGATCATCTATTCGATCGACGAGGGTGATAAGTGGGACGCGCCGGCGGCGCTGCGCAAGGCAAATCCGAACTACGGCGTGTCGGTGTCCGAGGATTTCCTCCTTAGCCAGCAGCGCCAGGCGGTGCAGAGCGCGTCGAAGCAGACCCGTTTCAAGACCAAGCACCTGAATATCTGGTGCGCCGCCAAGTCGGCTTGGCTGAATCTGCTGGAGTGGGGCAAGTGCGCTGACCGTAAGCTGCGGCCTGAACAATTCAAGGGCGAGCGCTGTTACCTGACACTCGATCTGGCCAGCCGGTCGGACGTGTGCGTGATCATGTTGATGTTCGTCCGGGTCATCGACGGCAAGCAGCATTTCTACCTTTTCGGCAGCTACTACCTGCCGGAAAGCGCAATCGAGGGCGACACGAAAAACCAGAACACCTATCGCAAGTGGGTGATCGAGGGCTTCCTGCAGCAGCACGACGGCGCGGAGATTGATTTCGATCTGATCGAGGAAGACACGCTGGCACTCGTCGGTGAGTACGGCCCGGACGAAGTGGTGTTCGACCCATATCGCGCGGCACAGCTGGAGCAGAGGCTCACCAAGAACGGGGTGCTCGCAGTTGAGTTGGGCCAGACCGTCAAGAACCTGTCCCTCCCGATGAAAGAATTCGAGGCCGCGGTGAAGGCTGGCCGCGTGCATCACGATGGCAACCCGGTCCTCACCCCCGCAAGGAAAAGCCCCATCAAAAGATCGACGGGATATTAGCCTCGCTGATGGGGGTCGCGCGGGCAATCTCCGGCGCCGAGTCCAACGAAATTACCCAAGGGTTTGTGGAGTTATGACAAAGAACACATCATGGGACGAAGTGCAGCGCCGTGTCGCGGCGCCCGGCTCTCCGATCCTCACGAACTGGCGGACAGAGCGGGAGGCGGCGCGGCAGGTTAGCAATGTGACCTATAGCGATGAGGTGATGGAAGCCTTCGGCGTGGCATCGTCTGGTGCCACGGTCTCAGCTACGACCGCCATGCGCGTGTCGACGGTTGCCGCGTGCGTCGCTAAAATCAGCGGCGCGATCGTCAATATGCCGATTCATGAGTATCAACTGGCCGGAGGCGATATCCCTCAGCGCTTGCCGCGCAGTGATCTCTGGTACAAGCTGAACGAACAGCCAAGCCCTCAATACACTGCAGCTTCCTGGTGGGAGGGCGTGAGCATGGCGCAGCTGCTGCGCGGTGACGCGTACACGCTGATCCGACGCGGCTTCACTGGAGGGTTTCGAGAATTCTTACCTCTGCCATGGGGCTCCGTCTCGCCGGTCCGCGATCCCGGAACCGGGGGCGTGCGCTATTACGTCTGCCTGCCATCGCATGGCATTACCACCTGGTTCGACCCATCCGACATTCTGCACTTCCCCGGCCTGGGATTTGACGATGCGACGATGAGGTCCATGTCCGTTATTCAATGGGGCGCACGCAACGCCATCGGCAACGCCCTGGCCATGGATGAATACAGCGGCAAGTTTTTCGAGAATGGCGCCCACCCTTCGATCATCTTGCAGGCGGCCGCGAAGATGAATGAGGAACAGGTTTCCGCCCTCCAAGTGGCCTTTGCCAATAAGTACGCCGGACTGAAGAATGCGCACCGCCTGCCGCTGGTGCTGACCGAGGGCATCACCGCCAAGGAAATCAGCCTTTCGGCGGAGGATGCTCAGCTGCTTGAAGCGCGAAAATTCCAGGTGCTCGACGTGGCGCGCGCGTTTGGCGTTCCCGGCTTCATGATCAACGAGTCGACCGGCGCAACCTCATGGGGCTCCGGGATCGAAAGTATCGGGCGCGCCTTCGTGCAGTACACGTTGCAGACATGGCTGCGCAAAATCGAGCAGGAATTGAACCGCAAATTGTTCCCGCGCGATACCGGCCGCTTTGTCGAGTTCTATCGCGACGCACTCTACGAAGGCGACATCAAGGCTCAGGGCGACTATTTCCGCTCGGCGCTGGGTGGGCCTGGCAGTGGCGATGCGCATATGACGGTCAACGAGGTGCGCCACATTAAGCGCCTGCCACCGGTGCCGGGCGGCGATGAACTCTATCGTGCGCCACGTGATCAACCCAAACCAGAAAGCAAGCCCACCACATGAGCAAAATTCTCCAGCTCTATCGCGACAACTCCGGCCGTACCAAGCAGCCCGTCAATGTCGCTCGCAATGCGTCTGAAGCGTCGCTCTATATCTACGACGTGATCGATTCCTACTGGGGAGTCAGCGCGCTCAGTGTCATCGATGCCGTTGCGCAGGCAGGCGACGCGGAGGTTCTGCACGTGTATATCAACAGCCCTGGTGGCGACATCTTCGAGGGCCGGGCCATCATGGCTGCACTGACGCGCTTCCAAGGCAAGACCATCGCCCACATCGACAGCCTCTGTGCCAGCGCCGCCACCAGCATCGCGCTCTCGTGCAACGAGGTCGAAATGTCGGATGGCGCGTTCTTCATGATCCACAACGCCTCCTGCCTGGCGTGGGGTGATAAGGGCGATCTACGCGAAACCGCTGATTTGCTGGAAAAAATCGAGGGCTCGATCGTAGCCGATTACACGAACAAGACCGGAAAGCCGGCCGCCGACGTTGTTGCATGGATGGATGCGGAGACCTGGTTCACGGCGGCCGAGGCGCTGGAGCATGGTTTCATCGACCGCATCGGTGCGGCACCGGTGAAGGCATCGAATGCATGGAACCTCTCCGCATATGCCAAGGCACCGGCCGCGCTGGCGGCTGTGCCCGCGCCGGTTGCCGCCGCCGATCCGCCGGCATCGAAGCCTGAGCCAGAACCGACAACGGTCGCCGAGCCCGAGACCGAGCCAGCAGTAGTTCTTCCCGCAGTTGTGTCGATGACCCAATCCAACCGCAACCGTCTCACCCTGCTTCACGCATCGTAACGCTTCTCGCGTTCGCCCGCCGAGGTCGGATACCTCAACAACTAGGAGCCCTTGTGGCTCCTTTTTTTATTGAAAGATGATCCACATGGTCACTATCCAAGCTCTGCGCGAGAAGATTGCGAACCTCGCGACGCAAGCCAACCACCTGATCGCCGAAAAAGGCGACCAGTCCTGGACCCCTGAAGATCAAGCGAAATTCGACGGCTTCGCCGACGAGATCAACTCGGCCAAAGCCCAAATCGCCAATCTCGAAAAGATACGCGAACTGGAGGCGGACAAGTACTTCCAGAACGCCGGCACGACCACCAAGCCCGGGGCCGAGGTAGAAATCACCGCGTTGGTTGCTGTCGCCCTGTACATGCGCCACGGCCAGAACGTGAACGCCGAACAGGCGGTTGCGATCCGCAATGCGATGTCCACCACCACGCCGGGCGAGGGTGGTTACACCGTGCCAGCCGAAGTCGCCGCCATGGTCATCGAGCGCCTGAAGGCGTTTGGCGGTATGCGTGGCGTCGCGACGATTCTGACGACCGAGACCGGGCACGCGATGAACTTCCCAACCAGTGACGGCACCAGCGAGATCGGTGAGATCGTTGCTGAAAACGTCGCGGCCACCGGTCAGGACATTACCTTCGGCACCGTCGGCCTGCCAGTGTTCAAATACTCCTCCAAGAAAATCGCGCTGCCCGCCGAGCTGATTCAGGACAGTGCGATCGACGTCGTAGCGTTCGTCGTCAACCGCCTGGCGACCCGCATCGCGCGCATCCAGAACCTGCACTACACCACTGGCACCGGTACCGGTCAGCCGACTGGCATCGTAACCGCATCGACCGTTGGCAAGGTGGGCCTGGCTGGCCAGACTCTGACCGTTATTTACGACGACCTGGTTGATGTTAAACACTCGGTCAACCGCGCTTACCGCTCCAGTGCGCAATGGATGATGAATGACCTGAGCGTTGCCGCAGTCTCCAAGCTGAAGGACACGGTCGGTCGCCCGATCTGGATTCCAGCCGTGACTGAGGCCGCCCCGGACCTGCTGCTGGGCAAAGCCGTCACCATCAACGACGACATGGCTGTGATGGCGGCAAATGCGAAGTCCATCGCGTTCGGCGACCTGTCGCAGTACAACATCCGCGACGTGAAGAACAGCACGACCATGCGTCGCTTCGACGACTCGGCGTTCGCGCTGAATGGCCAGGTCGGTTTCTGCGGCTGGACTCGCTCCGGCGGCAATCTTCTGGATACCGCCGCCGTCCGCCTGTACCAGAACTCGGCGACCTGATCTAAGTCATTGCGGCGGCCGCGCGCCGCCGCCCAACAAGTCTACGAAGGAAGATCATGGCAAAAACTGAGCAAAAAGAGGGCAAGGTCAAGGTCCGCGTTCTGCGCGAGTGCGCGTATGGACAGTGCAATGACGTTGTCGAGGTCGACGCCACTGAACTGGCCGGCCTGACAGGGGTCGTTGACCCGGATCCGGCGGCGGTCGCGTATGCCGAGTCACTGGTGAATTAAATGACCAACTGCCTGTTCTACGCGGTCGCGCTGCTCTGGCGGCGGCGCGGAACAGGCAACCGGCGCTACCTGGCCATTCGCTGGTCTGATTCCGGCAACTTCCCGCACTTCCTCTACGCCGAGTTGCGGCGCGGCCGGTGGCGCGTGATCAGCTACAAACCAATCTCCCCGAGTCCCCGCACGTGCCCGCCGCTGATTTTCAGCGGCCGCGTGTGTTGGGGCGACCTACCAAAGAGGTAAATATGCAACACGACAAAGGGAACGCGCAGGCATCGGCCGGCGCGTCGATCAGTCGCGCCGGTGATCAGGCTGAGCAAGCCCAAGCCCGGGGCATCTACACCGCGCGCTGCTATGACGCCGACGGCAATCTCAAGTGGGAGGACGTCTACGACAACCTGGTGACCACGGCCGGCAAGAACGACATGGAGGACAAGTACCTGGCCGGCAGTGGCTACACCGCCGCGTTCTACCTGGGCCTGATCGCCGCGACGAGCTACTCGGCCGTGGCCGCCGGCGACACCATGGCATCGCACGCTGGCTGGCTGGAGGCGGGCGGCACCAATGCTCCCGCGTACTCGCAGTCCGCGCGCCCGACTGCCGCCTGGTCGGCCGCATCCGCCGGCGTCAAGTCCCTCAGCTCGCCATTGTCGTTCAGCATCACCAGCGGCGGCACGATCAAGGGCAGCTTCCTAACTACTATCGCGACGAAAGACGGTACGACCGGGATCTGCTTCAGCGCCGGTCTGTTCACCGGCGGCGACAAAGTCGTGGCCAACGGCGACACGCTCACCGTCAGCTACTCGCTAAGTATTTAAGGAGCCACCATGCCACTCGCACACAAGAAGGGCGACCCCGTGCGCCAGAAGGTTGTCGTCATCGAAGGCGTGGTCACCGACGTCAAAATCGTGGACGGTGACGTCCAGTTCGAGGTCGCCTACACCGGCGCCGACGGCGAGCAGCATGCCCGATTTTTCGCTGAGGGCGAGATCGAGGCAGTGCCGGCAGCGGGCGCGGCAGAATGACCACGCTCCGCGACCAGGTGCACGCCGATCCGCGTTGCGCCGCCGCGCTGACAGCCCGCGACTGCGAAGAGCTGGCCCGGATCATGTCCGAGGGGCGCACGCGCAGCAATGCGCGCGAGATCGGCAACGGCACCATCTTGGAGGTTCTCGGCCTCGATGCTGGCAATGCGCTGCTGGACGTGATTAACACCGACGCGAAGTTCCGCTACGTGAAGCCGCTGGTAGAGCAGGGGCGGCTGCTGATCGGCTCACCACTGGTGCAGGCCACCTTGCAGACGATGGCTCCGGCGCTGCTGACCCAGGCGCAGGCCGATGCGCTGTGCACGCTGGGGCTGGAGCCGCACCCGTATGCGCCGCAAGAGCTGGCCGAAGCGCTATTCAATGCTGATGGGAGTCAGAAATAATGGCAGCTACCAAGAATCGCCGTCAGCTAACGGCGGCAGGAACGACCGTTGCCGCAAATGCTTCCGTCGCCGCTGGCGAATGGAATATCAGTACCGCCTACCTGGGTAGCCGCATGGTCGTCCGAATCACCAACGGCGCCAGCGCGCCGACGACCGCGCCGACCGTCAAGTTCTTCGCCGGTGGCGTGACGGGTGAAAAGGTGCTGGTGTGGACCGCGAGCGGTGATACGGTCGCAAATAGCGTGACTGATCTCACGTTCGTTTCCGAGCAAGGCGACATGTTCCTCAATGCCACCGTCACCGGCGGGGCCACGAACGGCTGCACATTCGAGGCGTTCGGGCTGGAAGCGACCGGGCTGTAAGCAATGCGCTATACGCAGCCACAAGGTGGGGCGGTCGCGATTGACTGGGCGAACCCCATCACGCGAGGCCTGCTGAATGTTATCGATGGCGTATCGGGCCGCGACCTCCTGGCTGGCGGTCCAACTTCGGACTCGACCATTAGGGGAGTTGGTAGCTCCGGGGTTGGTGAGCAATTTTCCACTTCGGCATATTCCATCTTTCCCTGCCAGCGCTCGCAGATATCGGACAAGTGCACATATTTTTTGCTGACAGACTTCGATAGTGCAGGCAATAGTTTTTTGTTTGGGGACGTGGAAGCGGGTAATGTCGGCTATAACGCCGGTCTGTATAGCAATGGCACAAATTTCAATTTCTTCGTAAAAACGGGTGGCTCAGGCACATCTGCAACAAGCGCCACATCGGCAATCCCGGTAAAGAATTTAAGATTTGGAGGCACGTACGACGGCGCCAACATAAGGATATACATCAATGGCACTGTTGACGGATCGGCTGCAAAAACAGGCAATGTAGATGCTGGAAGTTTTTCGTTAAATTTGAATCGCTGGAATGGGACCAGCGGGCATGCTGGCCGCACGTATCTTGGCCTGAGATGGAGCCGGGCGCTATCGGCTGCGGAGCATAAATCCCTGGCGGATAACCCTTGGCAGATATTCAAATCGCCACGACGGGTGATGATGCTGGCATTGTCTGCCGTCGCACTTGTCGAATCCGGCATCGCCGTCGACAGCTGCGGTGCAACCGTAATCATGGGGGCCGTCGGCGCTGAGTCTGCCGCGGCGGCTGACGCGCTGGCTGTGTACGGCCTGTTCACCGCGCAGCTGGCGGAGACTGCTGCCGGAGCCGATTCCACATCTTCGACTGCGGCGCTAAGCGCGGCGCGCGCCGAAGCGCTGGCAGCCAGCGACCTCACGGCGGCCGGCAGCGTGACGATGGTGGGCATGATCAGCGAGTCCGGCGCGGCCGCCGATATGCCGGCTGCATCCGCGCAGCTGGCCGCCACGAGCGCGGCGACGCTGGCTGCCAACGACACCACGTCGACCGGTAGTGCGACGATCGCTGGATCGGTGGGCGAGTCCGGCTCGGCTATGGATGCGCCGGCTGCCGCAGCGCAGCTCGTGGCCCAGGGCTCTGAATCGGTGGCGTCAGTCGACAGCCAGGGCGCGGCGACTGTTGGCGGGCTACTGGTCGCCGAAGTAGCCAGCGCCACCGAGATGGCCAGCACCGTGTCGCTTGCGGTAGCTGGGGCGACGGAGACCGCGAGCGGCATCGACACGACCAGCTCGGCCGCAGTACTGGGCGCGACCATGAGCGAGACCGCTGCGGCGACTGACGCATCCAACCCGGCCGGCGCGACGCTAGCGGTGGCGATCACCGAATCAGGAACGGCTACGGACCAGTATGCAGCGCTGTTAATCGCGGCAGCGGCCAGCCTGGAGCAGGTGGTAGCGAACGCGACCATGGCCTCGATGATCAGCGCGTCCGCGTCCGCGATGGAGGCGGGCATCGTCTTCGATGCGAGTTGGGCGATTGTCGCCGGCCAGGTCGTCTATGCCCGGGCGCCAGCTGGGCCCGGATTCGCCCCTCGCCGAAATGAAGAAACGACCCGGCCCGCCAGTGACATTACTAGTCGCCCGCCCGCAATTCAAAGGAATAATCGATGACCTCAGAACGGATCACACCGCCGGCGGTCCTGGCCGTAACGCTGGCGGCCGCCAAGGAGACGCTGCGCATCGACGCAGACGACACCTCCCTTGATACGCTGATCACCGTATGGATCAAGGGCGTCACGCAGGAAGCCGAGCACACGACAGGGCGCGCCTTTGTCTCCCAAAAGTGGCGTGTCACGCTCGATGCATTCCCGGCCGCGATCCGCCTGGCGCGCGCGCCGACGATGAGCGTGGAAAGCGTCAAATTCTACGACCAGGCCGGCCAGCTGCAAACCCTGGATCCTGCAGACTACTACGCCGACATTGTGACCCAGCCGGGTTACGTGGTTCCCGGCATCGGCAAGGTCTGGCCAGCGACGGCGGCGCGCGTCAATGCTGTCACCGTGGACGTCACGTGCGGATATGGGCCCGACGATACGACAACACCGGAATGCGCGCGCCTCTATATCTTGGCGCGGCTGGCCGAGCAATGGGAGCCGGCGTCGAAAGAATTCAAGGGCACTGTGCAGTCGGCATTCATCGAGCGCTTGCTTGATCCGATTAGGACGTACGGATGAGCCCGTTCGAACTAGACAAGCGCGTGACGCTGCAGCGCCGAGTCGAGGGCAAGGATACAAGCGGCGCCCTGGTGGATGGCTGGGTGAACGTGATCACGGCAGGCGACGGTAAGGTCTGGGCGAAGGTGACGGACATGTCCGGCCGCCAGTACGCCGCCGCGCACGCTACGCAGAACGCGGTACTGACCCGTGTCCGGATCCGTGCGCGCGCCGGCGTGGTGGAGAAGATGCGCGTGCTGCACGGCGCGGACGTCTATGACATCGAGGCGGTGCTGCGGCCGGACAATCGCTGGCTCGATCTGATGTGCACGCGGGGAATCAACAATGGCTGATACGAAAAACCTGACCGGTTTCAAAGAGCTGGCCGATGCCCTGCGCAAGCTGGGGCCGCGTGTCGCGAAGAATTCACTGCGCCGCGCGGTGTCGGCCGGCGCGGCCGAGGTGCGCAATGAGGCCCGCATCCGGGTGCCAGTGCGCTCTGGGACGACGAAGCGCGCGATCGCCATGAAGCGCGAGAAGGACACCAGGGGCGAGACCAGCGCGAAATACTCCGTTTTTGTCCGGCAGGCCAAGAACGGAAAACACGGGCAGAAGGGTGTAGCGGCCAATGGCAAATTCGACGCTTACTACTGGCGTTTTTTAGAATTCGGCACGTCCAAGATGGCGGCCAAACCGTTTATGCGCCCGGCGTTCGAGGCGAAGAAAGAGCGCGCCGTCGAAGTCATCGGCGAAGTGCTCGGCGCCGGAATCGAGGCAGCAGCGAAGGAGCTATCCAAATGAGCATCCTGGGCGACTTCAACGCGCTGGCCAGTCCCGTGTTTGCCGGCCGGGTCTACCGCAACACTGCTGGCGACAGTCCCACTGTACCGTACGCCACGTACTTTCGCGTCACCGCTCCCGAGGGCTTGACGCTGGACACGAACGGCGGCACCGACAACGAGACGAACACGCGCATCCAGCTGGATGTGTATTCGCGCAGCGGCGACGAGCTCGATGCGCTGGTCGCCGCGATGAAGGCGGCGCTCAAAGCCTGGTCGATTTCCAACGTCATCCTGATGGAAATGGACGGTTACGAGTCCGACACGAAACTGCACCGCACCACGCTCGACATCTCCACCTGGCACCAATAAGCGCTTCACTAATCCCAACCCGCCCGCTGATGCGGGTTTTTTTCGTCAAAGGATCAAACCATGTCCGGAATTTCCGCGCAAGGCAGCAAGCTCGAAGTCGCCACCGGCACCGGTGGCGCGAAAACCATCACCGCCATCACGCCCGGCAACCCCACCATCTTTACGAGTGCAGGCCACGGCTTTACCAATGGCACCGCTGTGACGCTGGCTAGTATCGTCGGCACCATCGCAGCGCAGTTGAACGGTGAGACCCACATCGTCTCCAACGTCACGGCCAATACTTTCGCCCTGCTCGATGAGGATTCGACCGGCCTGGCCTACACCTCGGGCGGCACGGCGACGCCAGCAACGTACACCCAGGTCCTGGGCTTCCTGTCCTTTGACGGTTTCGACGGCGCCGCCAGCGACATCGACACCACAGACCTGCAAAGCACGGCCATGGAGTACATCAACGGCCTAGTGGATAACGGCAAATTCGGCTTCGAACTCAAGACGCTCAATGCCGACAACGGGCAGAACGCCCTGCGCGCGGCGCGCGTGAGCGGCGCGGTTACCGGCCTG